GCTTGTAAAACATACAATTCTGTTTCAGTTTTTACTTTATCGCCTTTTTCCCGGAAACGTCTCGCTAATTCCATTCCCTCAAGAACTTCTATCGATAAAAGATTTGCCATTAGATAATCCCCATTTTTAACTCATATATCGTATCCCAAACATTAACCCCTAAAACTGTATAAATATTTGATCCTTCTGTCACTCTGTCGCCCACCTTAAAGGTTGCTGCACTTACAAGACAATAACCATTATGCGAAAATTGGATATTAGTATATGGACCTTGATTTCGATAATTTGATATCGCAAAAGAACTTGCCGGATAGATTGCCATTTTTATACCAACTACTACATCAGTCCAAGCCTCAACGGAAGCTCCAGTGCCACTTGCTTTTCTCTTTTGGGTTACAGTCTTATCCAACATAAAATCACTTAACGTAGGCAATTATCTAAAACCCACCTTTCTCCAACGCTTAATTCTGCTCTCAAACGAATTAAATACTGTCACTGGTTTGTCATAAGTTATCGAATGAGGACCTAGTGATTCAGATTTGACATTACTCGTCCCTGTCCAGGCTATCATCTCAGTTATAATTGATAATAACCTTTGAGGTATGGCCAGCTCATAAATAGTTACATAGTCAAGATCCTCATCAGATGCTTCGTCAATTAATGTTTCATTAATGGTAATGTTATTAGTCCCTACTGCAGTTACTTTATATATACCATCATTTAATCTGCTTCCCTCGATACGAATATATTGACTAATTTTAATATCCAATGCATAATCATCAAGAATTTCCCCTACCGTAGCAAGGGTAATCTTCTTTGTCGCTGCATCAAAATCAACATATACATTCGGTGCATAAGTATAGACAAAATAATTATTAAGATAACCTAAAACTTCTTCAATATTTAAAGCCATTTTACCTCTCCTTATCTGTCGGGAAGTTTAAATCCTGCATTGATACTACTAAATGATTTTGGTTTGACATAATTTTTCATATTTGGTTGACTTACTGGTTTCTCTTTCTGTCCAACAAATCTAACCTGTTTGTGATATTTCTTTATGGTTTGTACTTCTTCCTTGCTTACCAACGCTTCACCATTAACAAACCTTACAAAATATTCGCCAGTATCGGGATTTAGAAGCCTCCCATTACCAAATATTTTTATATTCCTAATCTCTTTAATCTCTTTCTCTGTCATAATTTCCTCCTTTCTTTAATTTTCACTAAACTTAATAATTTTAGTTCCATCATCAGGTATTTCTGGGCAGTTATAAATACGCTTAAGAAATTGCCTATCGATATTACTAAATCCTCTAAACCTTTTAAGATTATCGATTATTTTATGGTAATCCTCATCGGTTAAAACAACTTCCATATCTACTTTTTCAATTTTCTCTACTACTGGATCGATCTCTAACATTCCAGGACCGTTTAAACCTAAATTTTGATGAGTTATCACATTAACTAAAACATCCTTAAATTGATAAGGAAGTAATCGGGTAACCCCCTGCTGATCCTTTACTGAATAAGTATAATTTTTTAAGTCAAGTTTCCTCATATCTCCTCCTTTCTATAAGATTGGGGCGGTTTAGGTTAACCGCCAACCTTTTTATTTATTGTGAAAATTCATTTGCATGCGTGGTATATACGTTCGGGTTTGCATCTGATTCGTGCCAGCAATTAATCAAAGAATATAGAGTAGCAGAATCTACAGTCGGGTCTGCTGCGACACCTACACTAATAAGCGTAAGTTCAGCTGCCACAGCCTCATTCATGGTTACACTTCCGATTATTCTATAACCATAAATGCGTAGTCTGTCATCTATATGCTTCGCGGTAAAATCTACAAGTCCTTCCCATGTTTGGTAAGTGCCAGTGCAATATGCTTTAATTGAAGAACTTCCACCATTTACAATCACCAAAGAACTATCAGTAACATTCTTTGCCGGGAGTGCAACATTATTTAGATAAACGAGCATCTTTTTAGTTAGGTGAGTACTATCTACACTTAAACATACCCCTGCATTAAAATCAGATTCAATTTCAATATTTTCTAAGGTTGCTTCCCAGTTTGCACTTGCAGCGGCTGGATGTATGGTTATAACGGGAGTAGTTGCGGCAGTAGTTAGATAAATCATCGATGGTGCAAAAGCCCCTATTAGTTTTACTCCATTTACATCAGACCAAGTTATTGCGGCCTCAGAATACTCACCAGGCATCAACATTATCGTTTTTCTGGTAGTAGTAACTACTGCCATTGCTTTAGTTATGGTTGCATAAGGAGCATTGAATGAACCAGTACCATTTACATCATCACCGTCTTTAGATACCCAAATATATACACTATTATCATCTACACCTTTAAAAACATCTCTTAAATGGGGTTCTCTAATTTCATCATATTTCATATCAATTCATCTCCTTTTTTAACTGGTCTTAACGCTAGTCATTGTAAAATGCATCCATTCTGGACCGTAGTCGAGGCCAATTAAACCAAAAAGCTGGCCATTCTCTGCAGCTCCAGTTTTAGCAAGGTCTTCATAAAACAATGCTGGTTTGTTGTCAATAGGACAGAATACCGGTGAACATACCGCTAAATCAGCAACTAATATAGTTCCTGCAGTCATATGAGGCTCTATAACAATACCGAAAACTCCGAAGTCAGTCTCAATAGCCTTAATATTTACTCCACCATAATTTCTATCTTCTGGAGCATAGCCGTAAATATCACTAAATTTAGTCTTAACGAAAGCTCCACAAAAGATAACTGGTCTAATAAATTTTGCACCATTAGAATAGGCATCAACTAAGGCAGCTTGGAATAATGCTTTAGTTAAGGTAGCACTGGCTATATCAGTAGTGCTGATAGTTATAGCAGTAACAATTCCACGGGTAGTAAATACGGTAGTATGGTCAACATATTGAACCCAAGCACCATGCAGGAAACAATAATCTACATCACGAGCCATCTCCTCTAAACTACGTGCGATCTGGAAATCTTTTTCATCAGTTACAGGATTTACTGATCCGGCAATATTAAGTCCAGACATTTGACCCATAGTAGCTGCCTTAACATAAGAAATTGAAACGCCTTCCTGAAATATCTGCACGGTATTATTAGCCTGTCCCCTTTGATAATTCTTAGGAGCAGGCGGTGCAGTAGCAGCAGCAGTTTCGGAAATAGCTGGAGCGCCAACCGCAGTTAAAGTGTATTCACTTGATATAGGGAAGTTTAAAGACTTTGAAACTTTTGCACCATTCAAGCCCCCTATCATACTTAAAAATGGTGTCTGTTCTCTCGAAGCGGTAAATAATTCTCCTGCGTAATTCGGCAGGGCAGCAAGGTAACCTATTGCCATAATATAAACATCTCCTTAATTTTTTATTTATTTTCTTTATTTTTGGCAGCTTCATAAATTTGTCTCTTCAGGGATATAGTTGCCAGTTGATTCCCCTTTTTCTGTGCCTCTTCTAACTGGGATTCTAAACTTTTCGGTTTAGGATTGTTAACATCATCACCTGCTACATGTTGTCCTGTGCCGACAATCTTATCTTCCCCGAATAAATAGGCATCTGATTCCTTAAGTACTTTTAGTTGGTCGGAAAGTCCAGTTATCCCAGTATCATCAACTGTTATTTTTTCCATATCCAGCAGTGCCTTGATAGCTTTTACATTCTTCCCTTGCGATTCTTTGATAGCAGATTGAACGGCAAAATCTTTTTTTTGTGCTGTAATGGTTATTTGATAATCAATATCTTTCTTTTCGTTTTCCGCTCTCAAGTCTTTTATTGACTTTTCAAGTTCTTCGTTTCCTTTTGCCTTTTTCTCCAAATCCTTCAACTGCTTCTTGTTGTCATCTATCATTTCTTTTTGCTGTTTGATTTCTTCCAATTTTGCATTGAACTTTTCAATCGGGATATACTTTCCTTCGTCTAAGATTATTAGCTTTTTGTCACCAACTTTCTTTCCAATTTCTTCTGTGTAAAGATCCCCGAGTAATTCTTTTAAGATTTCTGACATTATTAACTCCTTTCAATTAGGTTTTGAATAGGTTACCCGCCTACCTTTGATTGCCTCATTTTTTAAGGTCTTGAGCTTTTAGACTGACCCGATTATTTCTTAGCAGGATGAAATTCCCCACCATATTTTTCACAATTCTTTTTTGCCTCTTCTTCAGTCCAATCTTCTGTTGAATATCTATAAGCCTGTGTTGTAGTTTTATCTTGTCCTTTTAATTTACCTATAATAATAGATAATCTACCTTCTTTAATTCTTCTGAAACTATTCTGTTCAAATAAATCAGGATTCTTAATTCGGCAACTGTGCTCATTTGAAAAAGGCATAATAAATTATCTCCTTATAAACAAAAAAAAAGAGCCAGTCAAGAATGCTTTTTACATTCTGTAAACTGGCTCTCTTGGAGCTCTACAAATATTCAATTTTATTTATTTATTATACTAAACTTAAATTATAATGTCAAATATTTTTATTATCTAAAAATTTTTCATCAAAACTAAAACTAATTCCAACCTGCCCATTCTTGCAAGACATTCTTAAAGTCCCGATATACTTATCTTTATAATAATAAAAAGTATCATCAGGGTCAAGTGCGGAAGTAACCGCCTTAATATCACAATCATAATAAACTACTTGCTTACCGTATTTAGGATCACGTATAGCCATAGTAATATTATATACTAATCAAGTTTTTTCTTCAAATATATATTCTTTTGTCTGTCCTTCCAATACTTTATTATGTTCTATTGTATTATTAAATATATTTTCAGGTATCCCTTCTGGATATGCTTTACAACTTAATTTCTTATTATCATATCTATTATAATATTTACAATCAAAACATTTTGATAAGATAATAGTCATTTTATTTCATAACCTCCATAACAATATCATAAGCATCTTTCGCAAATTTAGATGGTTCTTTACTATATTGATAACTGTTAAATGCTTCTGAAGCAAATTCATTTATATTTTTATTAGCATAATCTGATATTCTTAATTTATTATATAATAGTACTCCATTTGGTTCATTAAGTGTCTTATCTAATGCTGTTATATAAGCATTCCTAACATCTATCATTTTTGTTACTAATGTATGATTAGTTCGTATATCATTAAATTTTAAATGAACCATTTCATGATTAACTAAACGCCGGAGTATATCTTCTTTATTTATTATTTCTCCACCTGCAAGAAATCCATCTTTATAACTTTTAGTCATTCTGTTTACTATATCTTCGCCTTTTAAAGTAGTTGAAAATGATATTCTTTGTGAATCATAATATGCAGTTGCAGAAGCTCTCTTCTTTGTATTTGTTTCAATTATTTTTATTGGGTTAAGATTATATGTCTTATACATTTCATCAAAGTTTTTATTTATTAAATTTGCAGTATCAACATCTAATCCTTTATAACTTACCTTATCCGCAAATTTATTAGCATATTCTTGAGCTTCCTTTATTGTCTTTGCCGATTGAAATTCTTCTACCTTTTCTATTATATCCTTTTCTCCTAATGGATTCAAGTAGGCAAACTCATTTTTTTCTTTCCATTCTTTAAAGGTCATAGTTTCAGGTACTTCTACCCACTCATCACCTATTTTAGCGGATCTTGTGCCAGTCTTACTTTGCCCAAGTGCTGGGATTGTATCGCACCGACACTGAGGATGGATGAGCGGATAATTAACTCCAACTGCTGCTTCACTTAGTTTAAATTGCTTACCGTCAAGCGCCCCGCATTCTTCACAAGTACCCTCTTCAAATGCAGCAGAAAAAATATATTCCTCTATCTCCGCTTCCTCATAAGTATCTTTATGAGCTTGATTCATGAAGTGTTGAGTTTCTGTCCGCACTAATACATTGGCCTGCTTATAGGATACATCCATTCTACCGGCTAAATTGCGGGTCATCGTGCCAAAATCCTGCCCCTGTATCAAGCCTTGTGTTAGTGTCTGCTTTAAATTATAATAAAGTTTAGATTTGTTTTCCCAGAGCCTATCCGAAAATCCTGCACCACTCCAGGGATAGGTTAATACTTTCTGAAGTGCTTTAGAATTTAAAGGAGTAAAAGAAAACTTCATTCCACCCTTACCTAAATCAAATATAGAATTATAAAATTCATTCTGATAAGTATCACCGAATAATACCTTCATCTCTTTATTTTGCTTCATAAATAAATCTATTAGATTAGGATCTATATCAGTCATTAATTGCTTTATATAAGTTGCCTTATAAGCGCCCTTCCCAGTTTTCATAAATTTCTCATAAATTAAAGCCACTTCTTTTTGTAACTGGTCATAATTCTGGACATAAACCTTTTGTATCGCTTTAGATACATTTTTAGTATTTTGCCAATATTTTGTTGCTCTTAATTCGGTTCGTTTTTGCCAGTATGTATTAAATACGGTTTGGTTCATTTGTTATTTAAAACCCTCATATATTCCATAATGAATTCTGGATTATCCCGAATGAAACAGGTAACTCCAGTAGTAAGTTGGGTATTTATATTTTCATCTTTTATATCAAAACACATCTCCCATTTTATCCCGTGCATAGCTTCATGCAAAATTACTTGTAATGTTGTTTGGTAATCCAAATTTTTATCTACTAATATTTCTTTTTTTGCCTCTACTATTTGACCTTCTAATAATTTTCCGTCCTCATCTCTTACAACATCATGATAAGTAATCTTAAAATTACTTGATACAATTCTAATCTTCTCAAACTTCTTCTGGGTTTCCTTCCGGTTCTTCTTCATTATTCTCCTTTCCTATACTTCCACCATAAGAATCTATTTCGTCAGCCTTCTCTTTATCCATTTGCTCTAATTCAGCTTTTACGTCTTCGACAAATGGGTTATTTGCTACTGCGGTTTGTTTGCTCATAAAGGGACTCATTACTACAATATTTTGACATAGTTCAGCAATATTATAGATAGTCGATTTATTAATTATAAATCCAAAATCTTTATAATCATAAATCTGCTTTTCGGTTCGGTTAATATATTCACATACAAACCATATTAATTCTTCAAAAGATTTTTTCAGTTTGCGGATCAGTGTATTTGCCTTCATATCAAGCCCAGTAAATAAAATTTTTAGTGCTACCCCAGAAGTATTGGCTACTAATTTATTAAGGTCAACACCCTGCCCGATAGAATATATCTTATCGTCGAGTAGTGCTAATATAACCTTGCGAGCTTCAACTGGTATCTCTAATCGTTCCGGTGCCGCCCCAGCATGTTCGTCAGCATCAAGTTTAATGGCCTTAAATTTTATTAAGTTTTGCATAAATTCGGATAAGTCAGTTCCCTCGTAACCTTTTAAAATCCAGATAGCAGTTTGAATGTCGGAAATATCGTTTAAGAATCCCGAAGTAACTGCATCGTAAGCATCAATATATCGTTTAATCGGTTCTAAATCTGTAGTTTGTTTTGAATTATTAGAAAGCAATATAAATGGTACTTTATCCCAACCCTGCCCTTGTTTTGTATTTTCATTACTAGTGTTATAGGTAAGGAAGTGAGGTGCGGGATTCGGGTCATAATTGACATTAAGTTCATAATCACCTTTATCGTTCTGTAAATAATAGGTTACATCTATTGCAGTCCACCATTCAACAGCATAACGTATTGATTTTTGTTTTGATACTTTGTCAATATGAGTAACTTCATAATAGCGGATAACTTGATTAATTTGTTTTTCGTGAGTGGTATCATATATGGGGATAATCTGCTCTGAAGGAACGATCTCATATTTAAAATTACCTTCATCATCTATAAAAATATGCACTATTTCCCAGGCTTTATTAGACGTTCCTACAATCCAATCGTTTATAGTATCTTCAAAGGATTCGCCTAGTATATTATCAACATCATTAATGGCCGTTTCTTTTTCTTCATCAGATACATTCTCATTTTGAAAATCAATTACTATCGGATTTCCTATAATGTAAGAGGCCTTCTGATCAACTAATAGTTTTTGGAAATTATTAGTGATATGTCTATTGCTTTTGGTATAATCAATATAAGCTATCCCTTCAACATTATATTTTCGGAAATCCTCATCTAATATGTCAGGTTCGTTACCATAATAGGCCACCCCTTCAGCCATTCTCTTTTTTATATCGCTCTCTAAATCATCCTTAATGAGGTCTTTTAAAATTTCTTCCTTAGAAAATGAACCTGATTGAATTTTTTGTAGAATCTCATTTAACATAAAACCACTTCCTTTATAAATTTACTTTAAAAAACAAATTGCCGGACGTTCGATATCTTCAGCCAGTGCTGTTACTGTATCGGGAGCGTCATCATGAACGCTGGTTCCTGCTTTCATATAACTGGTAAGGTTAATCATAAATTTATCATAATCACTACCCGCTTTATAATCACTCCTAAAAACAAAGTATTCTTTGATATAGGCCGCTTTCATTAATATCCTTGTTTCCTTATTTCTTGTGGTAACCTTTGTCTTTACTAAACATCTATTATCTTTCTCTACTAATATTTTCTTTACACCTCGAGCAAAGGATTTACCACCGAAATTAGATTCAATTACTGTTACTTCTACGTGCCAGTCAATTAACTGCTGTGCCAGCTTCGGCTCGGTGATTTCCGTGCCTTCCTGGGTAAAGATAACATCAACAATATAAACCTTATTGCCATAAATAAAGGCAACTACCGAGCAAAAGTAATCAGTTCCTTCTTCTGCTGTGTCAACCCTACCCCTAATTCCGTCAGGTGCTTTAACTTCTCTTGTTTCCTTGTTAGCTAACAATTCATCAAGAGTAAACCGCTTCAACTGTTCTATCGGTAATAATATCCCTTCTGCTTCAATAGGATTCTGTTGCCATTCAGCCTGCCAGATCATCTCATCAGTCAAATTCTTAATATCAATTAATTCTTTGGTAGTCTTAACATCAGGACAGAAACTTTCACCATTCTCGTCAAGTGCGGCAATGATAATTTTCTTTCCGCCATTCTCCGGATCAAAAAATCCTCGTGCATCCAACCTGCCGAATATATCCCGCCTGCTCCAGCGGGTATTGATGAATATTTCAGGACAACCACTTTCTAATCGTGATTTATGTGTTGCGGTATACCATTTCCATTTCTTTTCAAGGACCGGTTCGGACAAAGCCTCATCTATATTTTTAATCGAATCGTCAATTATAGCTGCTAAATTGCAACCCTTACCGATTATTGTCCCGCCCACACCGGCGCAGAAATAAGAGTTCTTATCGGCTAATGTAACCGCCCAGTTATCAATTCTATGCTTATCCTTACTTAATTCCATATTCGGGAATATTTGTTTATACTTAATACTCCCGGCAATCCAGCCTCTAATGTCATAACTAAAATCTTCTGCAAGTGTATCTGAGCAACTATTCCTCATAATACAACCAGTTGGTTTGTTGCCTAATTCCCAAGCACACCATAATGAGATGATATAACTCTTCCCGGTCCGCGGCGGGTCGCATATACCAAGATGTAATATCTTACCTTCGGAGACTAATTGTAATGCTTCAGCCTGCGGTTTTAATATCTTCTGTCGCCGGGTAAAGAAATCTTCATCCATATATAGGCAAAAATGCCAAAAGAATTTTCTGGCTAATACTATTCTGGCACGTTCCCGAATATAATTAATCTCATTTGTCTGCATTTAATTTACTTAATTTTATAAGGTCTTTAATATCTAATTGAGCTAATTTCTTATCAAGTTCACTATTAACTTCTAATGAACCTTGAACATTCAAATCTATGTTCTTTTTTTCGGTGGGATATTTATCTTTTAGTTTATAGGCCATATCAAGATATTTCTGTCTTGTTGGGTAATCTTCTACATTGCCAATATTAACTAATTCTTTTGTCGCTTCAAGCCCTTCATTAAGTTTTTGGTGAAGATAAGAATCAGTCATACCCATTTCGTTTAAAAGCTCAGCAACTGAAATGTCCACTTTTTGTAACATTCTATAACCATACTCACGAGGGTCTTTTGCCTCAGGATTAATAAATAAAAATGCTTTTGTGGCATTCCCATTATTCTCAATATAAGCTTTAATGAATTTTCTTTCTCGCAATGTTCTTTTTAATTTCATAATAAATCACCTTACTCGGGGCCCCGAGCTAATATATTATAAAAAAAATAGCCAGGCCCAAAGCAATTTCTGCTTTTAAGACTGGCTATCGGGTAGCTCGCAGTTATTTAATTTTAAATATATTCTTTTTTATTATATCACAAATAAAATTATTATGTCAAAATTACCTATCTAAAAATTTATATATTTTTTCACCTATAAAAATACTTACAAAAAGAATACAAAATATATAAGTCCATATACTCAAGGCAATAAATATCCCAATTCCTATTGATTTAATAATTATCACAAATAGATTCATTCTTTTGCCCTCAAATCTAACTTCAACTCAGTAAGTTCTGTAATGTCATTTTTACTAAGTTTCTCTATCTCTTTATCCCTATCAGTCATTTCACTTCCAAATTTATACCAGAATGATACCTTCCTCCAACTATTCTTAGAAGTTTTAGTTATCCTAACATCATCTATGAGAATCCCGCCATTTATTATTGCCTCTGCAATTTTTTCTAATAATTTTACAGTATCATTCTCCCCACCATAAACAATATTTCCTTCAATGTTAATATTATCTATTTTCATCTATATTAAACCTCCTTTAATCTCACAATCACCTTTTCCTCTATCCTACAAGTTATAATATTAATCGCCCCACACCTATGACCTAAATATGAATGAGGACATTTCAATTCAATTACTTTAGGTATTCCAAGATAATCCATCCCTGGAGATCCATCAAAAATTCTCTTTCCACATTTTACACATCTTATCTCTATTTTTTCTATTCTATCATCACTTCCTTATTTAAATCAAGAAATTTTATCGTTCAGTTTTTTCACTATAATCATCTACTTCAGCCTTTTCTAACTTCTCTATTCTTTCAGCCAATAAATCTACTTTTGGTCTCAAAGTTCCGTGTTTATCTCTTGTAAATAAATTATCTATCTTATTCGATAATCTATAAACTAATTCGTTAAGGTCCTTAAATTCAATCTGTAAATTATCAATATCATCTTCCAAACTTTGATGAATAGATAACTTCATTATTTTTCACCTCCTCCCAATCCTTCTATAATTATTTCCGCCCTCGGATTCTCCTTGTCAATCCCCATTATTTTTGAACCATCAAAAGATATTATATTTTTATCATTTTCTATTATTCTTGCTTTTTCTAATATGTCGCAAGTA